GGATATACTGCTGAAGGTAAGACAAAGATCTTAGGTGCATCAGGATCTTATCGTAATTATGTAACTGAGACTTGGGCAACTGACGCTGAAAGATGCGATATACCATACTAAGGAGAATCTAATGCGTCACCTGTTTAAGTCTCGTGTTGAGATTCTTGAAGCCACAACTACTGTCGTAGACGGAGCCAGGGTTCAAAGCTGGGCTAAGTCATCAGCTAATTTTGATTCGACTTGTGCCTCTGGAGAAATGAAATGTCGTCTTGATTTAATCTTTCTACGACCAGGTAAGGATCAGCCTGCTCCTGTAGTTGCGGGGCGCAGTCCTGATCGTACAGGGATACTATTTTGTAGTAATACTCCAGAACTACAAAGTGGTCAGATAATTAAAGTAGTAGCTGGACCTTATTTAGGTGCAGCCTTTCTACTTAAGATGCGACCAGATGAGGCACAAGATTTCAATGCAAGTCATCACATTGAAGTTCAAGTTTTTGAAGTGGCTCAAGCAGGATTTAATTATCCATCAGGAGCACCACAATGATTAGAATAGATACTATTGAAGAGGGTATGCTTGCTGAAGTAGAGCGTTTAGCTCGCGGACCAGCAAGCATAGACCTTCTAGAATTTGAAATCGTCTTACAAGAGCAGTATAGAGCGACACAGGCAGCAGTACATAAGATCACTCGATCTCTTTCACTTTCAGGTAAATTTAGTAGTGATATGAAAGGTGATAAGTGGGAGGGTGAAATAACTTATGGAGGCACATCTTTTGGTGTATATAATCCTGTAGATTATGCAGAGTATGAACGTGAAAGAGGTGGTGGGCATGATTTCTTGAAGCCTGCTGAAGCTCTGAGCGATGGATATGTTGAAGCTATGAACGCATTCTTTAGGGGGTAATGATATGGCAGAAGCTTTACAAGGTGCTGCTGTTAAGTACCTCTTAGCAACGCCCGAAGTAGTAGCAACAGTCGGAAAATTTGATGTTAGTCAAACACCTTTCATTTTTCGAAATGAAATGCTAGTAAACTTGGAAGATGGTCAGTACACTGCGGTTAGTGCTATTGTTGTTGAAGATGGTGGTCCTTTGGCTAATCCTACACTTACAAGATTTAGAGCACGAAGATTAGCAGTTACTATTTGGGCTAATGGCACTAGAGACGTGTCTGGTAATTTGATTGATCCTAAGACAGTAGAAGACAAGATTTGGAATACCTTTGCAGTAGTGGATAAATATTTGCATAGAACTGACCCAGAACCTGTAGTATGGAATACTACTATAACTTACGCTTGTGATAGAATTGGAGATATTAGTAAGCCCATTTCTGTTATTGATGGTGATGGAATTCAGTTGGCAACAGTCTACTACTCCGTATTAATTTAACCGATGATACCCTTAGCTTACTAGAATCCCAGGAGGATAAATGCTAAAGGTGCTCGTTAAGGTTCCTATGTCAGTCTACTCAGGTTACGGAAATGATGGATTAGGCATAATTAAGTCTCTAATCAATGCTGGTGTAGATGTTTATGTACAGCCAACTCATTTGGATGCTCCACTCCCAAATGAGATTGCACATCTTTTAACAAAACGTCTTGTGGCTCCCTTTGATTTAATGATTCATCATGTAGATCCGGGTCAACTAGGATTACTTCCAGAAGAGAAGAGAGCCTGTGGTATTACTGTTGGCTGGACAATGTGGGAATACACAACGCTATTCAATTTAAAAGGTAGATCCAAACTTCATAAGTCTTTGAATAATTATGATATGTTACTTGGCTATGATCAAGTAACTTGTGACGCACTAAAGCCATATGCTAAGAAAGGTACACCAGTAGGTGTACTGCAAGGTGGATTCCTTCCTGAAAACTGGCCGAAAGTAGAGCGAGACTGGTTTAGTCCAAGATTTGGATTCGCTATGTGTGGAGTCTTATCAGAAAGAAAAGATCCTTTCGTATCTATTATGGCCTTCAAAGAACTTAAAGAAGAATACCCTGAAGAGTTTGAGCCTGCTGAATTACATCTAAAAACTAATACTCCTGGATTACATTCTGCCATGGAGCAATGGGTTCCTAAACTTCGTGTACATTACGAATCATGGCCAGAGGACGTCTTAAAACAGTTCTATGCTACTCAGCATGTCTTATGTGCTCCTTCTCGCGGCGAAGGTAAAAACATGCCTGCACTAGAGTTTCAATCAATGGGTGGGGCTGTTATAGCTACTAACTGGGGAGGCCATACAGGATGGCTTTCTCCTGAGTATGCTTATCCACTTGATTATAAATTAATGCCAGTAGATGACTTTCCTAAGGTTTCTAATGCAAGGGCAGATAAAGATCATATGAAAGCTCTTATGTTACATACTTTTAGAAATAGAGCTGAAGTAAAGAAAAAGGCTGATTTAGCAGCAGAAATTATCCCTCAGATGATGAGTTGGGATACTGTCATTCAAAAACTTTTCATGAAGATAGCAGAATTATCTCCTGTTGAGGGCTCAAAGATTTTACAAAAAGCATTGATGTCAGGAGTAAGTAATGACACAGTTTAAGATTCCGAGTAATTCTATAGAGATAAGATGCCCTGGCAAGTTCAAAAAATTATTCTTAGTGTTACGACAAGAACATTTACCTGAACCTGGCATGTATATGGAGATAGCTTGTGCGGATTGCGCTAAATGGGCACGAGCTAATGGGGCTCCAGGTGCAAAAAGGGTGCTGCATTACTACGATACTACAGGTAAATGTGTTACTAGCAAGGTTACTGCAAAAGATTAAGACTATTAGCCGATAAGATTAAAGAATAGAGTAGAGGGCTAGGTTTCCCTCTCAAGTCCCATACTGGACAGAAAGGGAAAGAACAGTGGCTGGAACTAATTTCGAAGGCTTTTCAATCTCACACGCAGCCATCCTAGATGGTGCTACAGGATTAGAAGAGACCTTTGGTGACATTTATGGTGTACGATCAGGTACTATTGCTGCTGATACTGGTAACTATGATAACACTGGTGACGACTACGTTTTGTCATCATGGTTCTGGCTTAACTTTGCCACAGTTACTGTAGAAGCTGGCTACTTACCGTTCAAGACTATTTCACTACTATCAGGTGCAACCCTGACCTCTTCAGGTGCAGGTGCATCAACAAGTTACTCACTTGGTCTATGGGAAGAAGATTCCGTAAACCAGCCAACTCGACCAATGCTTATCCGAGTTCCATCTAAGGATAGTGATGGTGCAGTTAGAGTTATGGACTTCATCCTTTACAAGGTTGTATTCGGTCCTATTAACTTTACTGGACCTTCTTACAAGTCTGGTCTATTGCTTAACTACACAGGTCGAGCAGTTATTTCAGACAAGGATGAGAAGGGTACAACCCTAGCAAAGCGTGCTATTGGACGAGTTGTTAACCACGTATAAGATATATTAAAAACTTAAAGTCAATGAGTCTAGGAGACTAAAATGGCAAAAGCTGTTGCACGTGATATTGAAGTAATAGTAGATGATGGTGACTTAGTAGAGTTGTCAATGGGTATAAAAGTTCGTATCCAACCTCTTAAAGCCCGTCAGTTCTTTAAACTACTTCGCATCGTAACTCACGGTGCTGGAGGTATGTTACTTAATGTTAAATTCTCAGGTGAAGATACCCCTGAAGAATTTGGAGCTAAACTACTAGCTCTAGTTGGTTTCGCAATCCCAGATGCAGAAGAGGAAGTTATTGACTTCATTCTTGCAATGGTTGAGGCAGATGGAATCAAATCTGGTCGTACCCTATCCAAGGAAGAAAAGGCTATAAACAAAGAACTAAGTGATGCTTTGTTTGAAGAACTTTACAACCCTGAGTTAGAGGACATGGTTACTCTTATTGAGGCTATCGTAAAGAGGGAAGCTACTGATCTTCAAGCATTGGGAAAACGACTAATGCAGATGTTCGACCTGGCGAAGAAGACGGGTCAGGTTCCGGAAGAGCTGACAGAGAAGACCAAATCAGAAGAGTAATTCCTGACATAAATGGAATTGAGTTAGTAGGTAGCTTCGCAAGAGCGTTTGATTTGATTTCTTCTGAGTATGGCTGGGATGATAATGTTATTCTTGAT